ATTCTTTTCAGCGAAAGCTCTTTTCTTATCAGAACGTTACATCTTCTGGGCGTTGATTGCTTCTTGTCTGGGCTAATTGCCCGTTCTAAATAATTAAGCGGTTAGTCTGCTTGGGCAACTTATTTGTGTTCAATCCTCACATGATTGGTGAGTGAGCAAAATTGTTGCTGTTCAGTTCGAATTAGTCGACGCTAATTCTGAAACTTGCCATGGTTCTGGTCGGCGTGAAATCAGCCATCAACTTGATCGATGTTTATGTTTTCGCGCATTTGCGTGTGCCCTAGTCTAGGGAGGAGGGGAAAATGCCACCCTCCTAGTGTGCTGAGGAAGGTAACCCGTCCGGGCGTAACTGAGTCAGCCCACGCAAATGTGTGTGTCATATAACATTGGTGACAATATGTTTGGTGTACCTGGGTAACAATGATCATTACCGTTTGCAGGTAGTGTTAGGTTTACGGCCTAGCACTAGTCGTAGTGTAGAGTGCCTTTAAGCATGGTGAGCGACCCCAAGATTCGAACCCTTGGATTATACATCGTGTTGGCACGAACACACACAGCTATAGTTGGGCCAGTCTGTGTGCGTAAGGCCCTGTTTTTAAACTGCAAACACAACAATTTGAAGATAAAACAGAGGACCGTGATGACCGTCGCAAGGAATTTGAGAAGAAAGTCTCAAGTGGTCATCGTGAAAGGAAGAAGAGAGAACTAGCACGTAGGCAGCGTTTTCAGCGCCAAGGTGCTCAGCGTTCTGATGCCTTCCATCCAAACAAACCTTATCGTGAGGCTAAGGATTTGATTGTACTGGCTCGTGACCATCGCATCAAAGCTGGGACTAACTTTTTGAAGAAGACCCCCTTGATGCAGATGATGGAGGAATTTGGGGCGGTTAAATTGTCGAAGAAACCGCATGTTCCTTGGAAATCTGAGCTCATCCATTTCCCACCGCCCTCACCAACACCACCACCACAGCCTCATTTGCATGAGAAAATTGCTGTGGCTGACACTGTTCCAAATATGAAGAATCCTGGTCATATGCGTCGTAAGTTGTCTCTCAGACGACCATCTCGCAAAGAAATTGCTCAGGCTACTCGACGTGAACAGCCATCTACCTCCAAAGCTGCTGTTTCTGATGATGAAGAAGTACCTGTAGGCAAGGGTAAACAACCTGTTCATTTGTTACCTAGTCTAGGAATTTCGCCACTCAAGTGCACTTTGGGATTGGAGGGTGTGATGGAGGATCTTTCACCACAGTTTTATGCTGAGGCCTTGAAGACTCTTCGTTGTCCATTTTGTGGTGTTGCATTGTCGTCAGAGAGGAAGCCAGATGGTAAACAAGTTTTACGCCATCCTATTATCCACTCTGATTCGAATGACATAGACAAGCCCGAGTCTGTTGGGTCATCACCGTCAGATGATGATCAACCATTACAGTTCGACCCAGTTCGTAAGATGTTCGGGGAAGAACGTATGGCTTTACTTCAACCTGATGAAGTGTTGACGCACCGTCCAAATTTGCGTGGTGCTATCGACAAATGGGTTGAGGATAATAAGAAGCCAGACATTGACCATGTTTTGCCTGCTGATGGAAACCAAACTGGTGGTGCCAAGCGCCCACTAGATGGTTATCATGTTGAGGGCCACATGGATGTCGCGACTCGTGCTATGGCTATGTACATAGGGGGAACAACACTGCCCGCGAAACCAGATCCTTGGTATTTTTGTCGTCCTGTCATTACATGGATACAAGGCTGGATGGGTAAGCGTGTTGTTACTCCTTCAAATGTTGCTATTGATTATCATACTCAGGTTTGCCCTGTTCAAGAACGTCGGCTGGTTAATAACCGCCACATCAAGCAAACTGAGCAATCTATGGTCATGGGTACAATTAAGCATGACTATCAAGATCACCTACCGATGTATGTTCATTTGGGTGCATTTTCGGTGATCACAATGGCAACAGTGGCTGCAAGGATTTTCCGTAAATCTATGTTATCAATGATTGTTGCATGTGGCACTAGTATTGCATACAGTGCCTATGTGTACTTTTCTCCTGTGGTAACTCGGAAAGTCGAATTAAAGTTTTGTCCACATCAAATATCAAACATGATTTGTGAGGTTGATCGTTCAAAGAGTTCTGGTGTTGCGACACCACTCATGTTCAATCAAATTGCCGCTCGTTCGCGTGCAACTTTGCCCATTCCTGATGTTGATATGGTTCAAGTGGACACTGGGTCTACATTAATCACTCAAGCAGCGTTTTTGCTTTCGCTGGAGGGTGATGATCCATCGCAGCTTTTTTGAAGGGGGCTGGCAATGTCACGCCAGCCCGGTCGCCCTATGATGAGCAGGACTTAAAGGTGTTTCAACATGGATATCGTCAGTATGAGGTTCTTCCTGACCTGGATATTCCAAAACAGATTACAGAAGGTAGTGCAAGTCTGGAAGGTGAAATGACCTGGGACTTGCCTCGCCGGAAACCATACCGGAAGTTGCCTTTTGGTGCTGTGCCAGGATATTGCCCTATTTGTCCTGATGATAAAAATGTTGCAACCGTTAAGTCCGCCTTCATGAAACGTATAGTACGTGACACACCTGTAGTTAACTACGCTGTACTAGAACGGTTCAGAAGGTTTGTTGGAGGGTTTTTGGAGTCTCATGTTCGACATGTACGTCCATTAGGATTTGAAGAGTGGCTATTAACCACATCATATAATGAGCAGCGGAAACAACAATTGCGTGATGCTCATGATCATTGGTGTGGCGGGCGTCCTGATAGGAAAACTTGTAAGAAGATTAAGTCATTTATGAAGACTGAATCATATCCAGAGTACAAGTATCCACGTGTTATCAATTCCAGAGTTGATGACTTCAAGGCTTTTAGTGGACCTTACTTTAAAGCCATTGAAGATGAAATATTTAGCCTACCTTGGTTTGTTAAACATATACCAATACCTGATAGGGCCGCAGCTGTTCGCAGACTGCGTAAATCTGGAATGAGATATTATGCAACTGATTTCACAAGTTTTGAGTGTGGGTTTTCTGCCCCATTCATGCGTGCTTGTGAGTGTCAGATGTATGAGTGGTGTATTCAGGACGAAGACATGAAGTTCATTTGTGATGTCATTTGTGGCCAGAACGAGATGTCCACACGTACTGGTGTGAGAGCCACAATCACTGCCCGTCGCATGTCTGGTGACATGTGTACTTCTTTGGGCAATGGGTTTTCAAATTTGATGTTACAAATGTTCATTGTTCATGAACAAGGTTGCCACTATGATGGACTCGTCGAGGGGGATGATGGTCTTTTCTCTACTGAAGCTGTCCTTACAGAAGAACAATTTGCTGACTTGGGTTTTATCATCAAAATTGATGAAGTTGATGACCCATGTCATGCTTCCTTCTGTGGGTTGATCTTCTCCGAGAGTGGTCAGATCATCAGAGACCCTAGGCGTTTTTTGCAGACGTTTGGCTGGACCCATTCGTTTTTGGGAGCTCGCAAAAAGATCATGAATGAATTATTGCGGGCGAAAGCATTGTCTGCAGTTTATGAGACTCCGCAGTGCCCGATTGTGGGTGCATTAGCTCGCAAAGCTCTTCTATTGACTGAAGGATGCGAGCCACGGTTTGAATATGATGGTTACCATGATTTGTTCTTGAAAGAAATTCTTAATCAGGAGATAGCCACATTCAAGCCTAGTGATGACACTCGTTGTCTGTTTGAGCAGTTATATGGTGTATCTGTGGTTGACCAGGTTAAATTAGAAAAAGAAATTAATCTAGGTCAATTAAGTAACATACCGAACGTATTGGTCCCCACTCGTGATCAATATGATTGTTCGGCTAAGTATGTTGCTTATTAATGTACACCCAAAGTGGAAAGACACTTTCTCGTTTAAACTTAGCCTTGTGCCGCATACCATTGAAACCTTAAAGCAAAGCTGGGGGGAGCTTAGCGGGTACTAATGGATGTTGAGACTGGAGGGATATTTATCCCTATCATGGTGTTTGCCAGTCCTGAATAAATATAGGATACCATGCCCCGGAAGTTCCACACATTAGTCGGTGTGTGGAATTAAGTATTGACTGCTCAAACATTACGCACTGTCATAACAGACACAAAATTGCCACTTGGTTCCTCTGAAGCGGGTCAAGTGTGGGCTACAAAGGCCTTGCATCCTTCTGATGCTGTGACTGTTATGGATGGCATCCCAGATGCCAAATCCCGCCCCTCTGCCTTTTTGGCCTTCAACAACATGTTTCAAGTTTCTGCTCCTGGTGCGATCACTTCGTCACAGACCTGGGATCTTGACCTGTTGTTGACGCCTGATCCAATTTGTTTTGGATCGAACACCTCTGACATCACGGGGGACTATGTTGGTTCACTCATAGCCCCTGTCAGATTTGCGCCTGGATTGGCCAATAAGTGGTTCTTGAATCCACAGATTATTGGCCAAGGTAACTCACCTGAGTTGTCCTATGTTGCGAAAGCCCAGTCATGGTACAATTCGGTCCGTCACTACCGCCTCGGATATTATGGTGCTACCATTCAGTTGGATGCGCCTGCCGTCGCGAATCAAGGCACAATTGTTGCCACCCAGTATCCTGTCGTAACCCAAACATTTACGATGGCCAAATACGATCTCGGTGGCTCACTTGAATCCACATCAAAGAAACGGGAAGACAACATTGCTGCTCCCGTTTGTCAAGCATGTCGCTCCATACAGATGGTGCCATACTTCCGTGCCCCAACGTTCACATCCATTCAGAACTTGCCAGATGTTTTTACTGGCAAGGCAGTTGATGGCACGTATGTTCCGTTCAAGTTGTCAGAGGAGGATCTGCGTTTCCGTAACGCAGATGATGCCAGTCTGGTCCACTCAGATTATGACGCCTCCACTGCTGAGAATGTTCTGCTGACAGCCGCCGCAGTCAATCTGCGTGCCGCTGATGTTGACGTCATGTTGGCTCCTGTGCAGGGTGTTGTCATTCCGTTGGACAACACCGCCTTGCCATCAGCTGGCATCATGATGCCGCGATGCACCGAGAACATCGGTCATGTGTGCATGCGTGGTTTGTCTCCGAGCGCAACAGTCTATGTTTATGTCCGTTGCGGGTTTGAAATCATTGTTCCACCCGGTTCCACATACAGTCCTTATGTGCATCAACCGTTGGTCCATGATCCTCTTGCGTTAGATGCTTATTTTGGCATCGCGCGTCAGTTGAAAGATGCGTATCCTGCATCATACAATGATTTGGGAACAATGTTGGAGACAATTGGTTCGATTGCTGAACGTGTTTTGCCCATGATTGTGCCTGGCATTTCACCCATGTTGAGCATGGTGAAGGGTGCCTATCGTGGTTTCAAGACGATAGCTGGAAAATCCGATTCAGCACCGAACGCACGCGCTGCAGGTGAACGTGTGATCAAGTCCCTTGAGAATACCGCTCCTGCAGTGCCATCCAGGGTTGGCCGTAAATCACTTCGTCAGCGTCCTGCTGGTCGTTCTGAACAGCCCATCACTGGTGAAACAATTCTCGTCGCAAAGAAACGCGCAGCTCGGCGTCGTCGTCCTGCTCGTCGTGTTTGAGGGGAATGTTTCCTCATTAAATTGAGGCGTCTGACAAACGTAAATTGGCCGGAGTATCCAAATTTTATTGCCGGATAAGCCATGGCGGG